TAATGAACCATCAGTGTTAACAATTAAATAGTCCGTTTCTTCTGTTGCTACAATGTCTCTAGCCATTTTAAACCTCCGCATCGGCAGTTATCGTCCACCCAGCCCCACCTGATCCGGTCGCCAGTACAAGATACGCTCTCGCGTCGACCGCGTTGTCGTATGGAGTGCCTCCGTAAACTGTACTATTGTACTCCATCCCATCCTGTGAGGACATATCAACATTGAGTTGCCCATTACCAGCACTTACTCTGTTAGCAAACGAAATCAACGCTTTGGAATACCACTCTGCGCTTATCCCGCACCCGGAGAACATATAGGGCATGTCGGTAACTAGAGAAATATCAAAACCAGTGACATCTAAAACAACCGCAGAAGAACACCCGTAAAACATGTAGGCCATATCATCAACAAGTGCAGTGTTAAAACCTGAAACATCTAAAATAAGCACCAAAGGACACCCGTAAAACATTGCGTGCATATTTGTAACGCGAGCAGTGTTAAAACCAATAACATCCAGAACAACCACAGAAGAGCAATTGTAAAACATATAGGTCATATCTATAACGCGAGCAGTGTCAAAACCCGAAACATCTAAAACAAGCGCAGATGAACAATTATAAAACGTAAAGGCCATACCTGCAACGCGAGCAGTGTCAAATCTCGAAACATCCAGAACAACCGTAGAAGAACAACTGCTGAACATTGTGGACATATTAGTCATTAGCGAGGTGTCACAACGGTCACACAGGAACGAAGTCAGGTTTGAACAGCTGCGTAATGCGCGCCAACCTGTGGTAATCCCGGTTTTACCAAAACCCTCGACGGTAAGTAGCTTTAGTTTATCCCCCGCATCATAAAAACAGATTTGTGCCAACCCTTTTTTGATCTCAATTGTATAAGTCCCGGCAACCCCGTAATCATGAGTTGTTAAAGTTGCGGTAACGGCTCCCGTAATTGTCTCAACAGTACCGTCGCCCCAATCAATTTCAAAAGTGCCTTCTAGCGGCAGACCGATGGAAGTGTCAGAAGTCGTCCCCGTGTTGTCTGTTTTAACTGTGCAAACGAAATGGTCGGTAGTGAGAACCCAGACATTGTTATCTTTTGTGTTGTTGGTACACATAAACAAATCATTGTTTGACAGATTTATGTGGGTCATTCCAACAGCTGGGGGGTTGACCGTTATAGCAGGGTCCGCTGTAGACACATAATCATAGACGTCATAGGGTGCGGAATATCTTGCCATTATGTAATCTCCATAACACTCAAAACCGCTTCACCGCTGGATGCCGTGTCTGATACAATAGTTACGGTATCTGCCGCTTCAAGATTTAACCTGCCTTTAAGAGGAAAAACAACACCCCCAATTGGAATCGGAATAGCCTTTCCGAGAGATTTGCCAGCGACAACTATACTTACATTGATTATAGTCCCCACAATATTGCTAATAAAAAAACCAGTGACGACCGTTGTTGTATCCGCAGGAACTGTGTAAACAACAACAGGAGTTGTTATCGTAACATCAGCCAATTTTCTTAAATAAGTGTACACCATTTTATCTATCCCTTAGTTTAAGGCCATTATCATCGCAATTGCAACATCCTGGACTTCGGAGGCAATGACATGCTGATCATCCGCAAGCACGCCACTTAACCCGGCAACATTTTCAGGAGCGAATCCGGTATGCCCGGCATTTGCATAGTCGAGATCAAGCAGATCGGCATGCGAAGTCACCGAGGACGTGGTAAACAAATTGTTTTTCCATCCGTCAATTTCTGTCGCTGTAGCTGCGCTTTTTTTAACAATAATCCTGCCCACAAACGTTGCCATAGACGTAATCATTTGCGGGGGGGCTGGAGGCTGTGCGTCCTGTGCCTGAGACAACGTATAGTTGCCGTCACCGAGGGTCATGCAAATATGTTTGTGTGTCGCAACCCAAATGTACACCCATGCAATTGCATAACGGTTTGGGGTCAACTCAACCTTGTCTGTTCCATCGTCATAATAAAAATTGTCGTACTGCGTTACATCTGCCGATGTCCACACACCTGAATCATGGTAATGCAAGGTACATGTATCTGTGTTGCTTTGAGACTCCAGCAGATCAAAGGGGATGTTACCGTACCAAACAACCCCAGCTGTTACATTAACAACCCTGGTTGCTATCTCGCTAATAACAAGACCCGAAAGATTCTCAAATCTCCTGAGCTGTCTAACACGCCTGTTGGCAATTACTGGAGCACCCTTTGCAGTTTCACCCCACGACAAAATATGGAGGTCTGTTCCATCCCTGTAAATGGTTAAAATTGACACAATTGACGAATCATTTATCTCTGACAGGGTTATCGACTTTTTGATTTCCGGTGTGCCTGAACTGTAGTCAGCGACAATATAATTAACGTATTGATCAATCAACTCAAAAGTATCACCAGCAATTGTGTGCTTGGCGATAAGTCCAGCAAAGGTGGTATTTGCATATAGCATATACTCGCCGGACCCGATAGTAACCGACCCAGTACCAAGGTCAGTAACTGACGGAGCCGTATAAACCCCAGCATCCATGTTTAATGTATCATTTAGAGCTGCAAGCGAATCAAATTGATCGGCCACCATGAGACCGGCATTGTGTGGGTTGCTCCCTACCTCCTGCGAATGATCATACGCCGTCTTACCCCGGTCCCCGCGATATGCTGTGCTTTCTGTCTCACCGAGTACTATCCCAGCTTCATCCCCGCCATTGCCGATATATGACTCCATTACAAGTCCACCCGTACTTTCCCGGCCACTCCCGCAGCCCAAACATATACGTCGATCCCCGCAAGGGCCGAAATCACAGTGGCTCCGGGAGCCATCTGCACCCCCTCAGATTGCAGGGTCGGCGCAACTCCTCCTGCGCCCCGATAGGTTTGCAGATACACACCAGGACGAGAGTCCTTAGTATGCACCTGGCCAGAAGTTACGTTTGAAGCAACTTTAGTCCACACATCCGCCGGGCAAGCCACCAATACCGGGTCAGCCATCTGATTCCTCCTTATATACAATCTCTTCTTGCTGTAGGCCCTTTGACCAGATCGGGGCGGTCATGCCTTCAAACAGGCGGTTGTTTTTCTCGATATTTGACGCGGCACTAGAGCCGTTAAGATCTTTGGCTTCACGTTCAAGGTTCGAGATACCCATTTCCACATTATCTTTACGGGCTTTCGCTGTTTTGCTCGGGTCGATATCTGGCGCCGGTGTCCCGATCCAGTTTTTACTCAACCAAGCGGCCCTTAGACGTGGGTCAGACCAGCCGATAGCCGACACTCTGCCGGCTGCTATCTCCTCGGACAGCCAAGCTTCCACGATGGGGTCCATCATATCCGCAGCCTGCTCCGCCCGCCACCCGCAGGCGACCCGCCAAAACAGTAGCAACGTGGCCCGGCTGGCCGAATAGTTGGGCCCAAACTTCATCAGCACGACTTCAAGTGGGGTGCTGGTCGCCGCCGACAGATACCCCGCAAACGAATCAACAAACGTATCAAACGAGTCCCCCGGAGCCGTATTCGGCGCAAAAGCCAGCTCGGAACCCTTGGTAAGGTTAGTCATAAATAGACTACCGGGCACGTCGCTAGTCGCTTCTGGCAATTCGTAGCAAGATTGCACGCCTGGGTGCAACTCTTCTACCGCGCTCGGCACTGGTGTCGCCCCAAACGCTTGGGCCGCTGGTCCCGCCCCCCGGTCAGTCATAACCGTTTCAAAAGGGTTGCTAGCATCCTCATCTTTGGAAGGCTTTACAAAGCCAACTATCTGACTCTGATTAATGGCCTTTTTGATCGCCGCGCTGCTAAAATCAGTAATATTCTCAAAATCTTGAATAGCGTGCGCAATACGCGAAAAGCCACGTCCTTGTCCAGCGTATTCTGGACGGAAGCCGTGCAACATAAGCGGTCGACCGCCGGGGGCGAAAGCCTTAATAGTTACCTCTCGGTACTGCCCTTCAGCTTTCCGCATCCAAATTTTGTACGCTAGCTCTCTCCCCCGAGAGTCCCGAACTATCCCATCCTCCCCACCCTGAAAACCATAGGTAGAGGTAAGAGCGTCCCCGCGAATCTGATCTGGGTCCACCGCCCCGAACTGCAGAGGGTTTTGAAGCCCCTTGCTTGCCCGGTCATAATAGAGACGCGTGAAAGTATCGTTATCCCGCTGGGTCCAGAGCTGATACATGCGCTGGTATTGATAAAAGGTAAGCGTTTCTTCGCGGTGCTGCTTTTTATCCCCGGCCCAAAGATGAAACCTAGCACCCACATCTAGTGCCCATTTCTCAGCCTGCCCACGGGATATCCCAAGGACATTAAAATCCGGGGTCAGCTCTAAACGAAGCCCCATGTCAACAACGGTGTCCGCCATACGCTCGACCATGGCTCGGGCAAGCGAACTATCCTGCATTGCCGTGCGGGCATTCTGACGGGCAGCGCTATGACTAATACACGTTCCGGCCCCAGAATTTGATAGCCCCCCGCGCCATTTGGCCCCGCCCCAATACCCGCTCGGGATAGGGGCACTCGCCACCGCCGACTGGCGAAGGACTTCTATGGCCAGCGCGTCCATCATCGTCTCTGCCGTTCTACAGCCGCGTCCAATTCTTCTTTAAAGCGCTTTGACAGTGCGGCGTACAGCCCATCCTCGTTATAATCCCGTTTTACCGACCACAATCTTATGCAGCCAAATAAGTAATAGCTTGTTTTATTCATCCGCGACGTCTCCGTAAGTTCATATTAACCAGGCCCCCGCCTTCAAGACGCCGGTACAGCCGATCAAGTTGAGACTCTAAAGTTTGGATTTGCTGCAACAAGACTGCGGGCGACCGAAGGGCCACTTCCTGCTCGCCACCCGCGCCCCCGCCCGTATCCAAACGATACTTAGACACATCCCCGTCCGCTATTGAAGCGTCATAGGCCGCGTTAGCGGCGGTCAGTTGGAGCTCTTTTTGTGCGATACGCGCTAATATACGCGTTCGTCTTACGGAAGATATACAACTCATAGTGTAGAATAATAAAGAGACACAACCACGCTGTCAAGCTAATCTTGCGGTTTGACGAGCCATAAGCTCTAAAATAAATTTATGATTTATCGCCTGCAGCTCGACATCCGAGGATCCCTTAGCTTTAGCCGCAAGTCTCATGGCATTAACTTTTGCATCAAGATAGAGATCCGCAGCACATTGATTCATCACTCTGCAGTCCAAAGCCTCATTGCGTCGGCCCCCCGCTAAAAACGAACCATCCTTAAGTTTTTCTTCTGCAGTAGCCATCTTAAAGTACTTCTCCCCACGATCTCTAGGAAAATCACAAAATCCTGGCCGCTGGGGCTCAAAATCCCGCCGTTCTATCCGCAAGTTGTTGTAAAAATGCGACTTATAGTAGTTCGTTGAGATTTCAACGAAATTAATATCCCCCGAGCGATTAGATTTAGCCACGCGGTACCGCTTAAAATTTGACGGTCCCGCCTCATCCCCCTTTTCCTGTTTTCGTTTTACCAAAGCCCCGAAACCTTTTGACGGGTAGCAATTTTGCCATCTGCTGGTGAAATTATAGACGGCATCAATAGTGTTGCCGTCCCCCGAGTCAATAAACACCAATTGCGTCTGGAACGCACGGTCATCCGACCGACGGTATTGGAGCCCCCCGTCCCTGGCCCACTTATCAAGATTTTCCCAGGCTCCACTAAACGGATCCGTTATTTCCCCCGGAAAGACTAAATATGCGATAGACCACGTTCTAAACCCGGCACCATGACCACATATCTCCATTTCTACACGTGGAGGGTTGTTTGGATCCCCGAAGCTGCCCTGCTGCACATCGGCCCCCGCAGTAAGAAACAAAACGCCATCTGGAACCTCTTTTTCCCGGTACTCACCACGAAGAGCGATTACTTTTTCAAGTTTTGGCCGGCTGCCGGTTTCTTTATAGGGTTTCCCCATGTACAGATTGACAAAAGACCGCATTCCGCCAGGCTTCTCTTTGGCATCCAAGTATTTCTGGTACAATGAAAACCAGGTCATCATGCCAATAGGGGAGTACATCGATGAGATATGATAGGACCGACGGTTTTTACTAGAGGGGACCGCCGTCGGTACCCACACCCCCGCCTCTAGCATCGCTCCCTTGTGATAATTCTGTATTTCACCTTGACAGTGCGGGCACTCATACCAAACCTTATACAACTGGCCCGCCCGCATCTCATGCCTTAAGTGCTGAAACTCTAACACCATCATCGTCCCACAATGGACGCAGGGTACATTAAACTTACGCCGGTCCCCTTCCTCATAGCATTCTTTTATCAAAGAGATCTGAGACGTCGTGGGGGTGCTGAATCGTAGGGCTTTACTGCGGGCGCCCCAAGCATTCAGTCGGGCCATTGCCACGTCTAGCCAATTCCCTTCCCCCGTAGTCAACTCCCTGGGGGCGCCATCAATCTCATCAAGAACTATAACCCGGATAGAATCAGACCGCAGGCCGCTCGCGGATTGGGCGGAAGCCATGGATAGGTTCCCCCCAATAAAACTTTTGGCAAACATTTTATCACCTGTTCTACGGCTGCCCGCAATATTCGCAGTTATCCCTATTTTTTCCCGCATCCCGATTGAGTCTATAAGAGGCTCCAGACGTTTGGTCGCCCATTTCTCCAACAACCCATCCGTTGCGGAGCAATAAAGGATCTCCGCCGGACACGCATCCATCCAATACCCGATTACATTCTCCGCAGCAGCAGTAAGACCAATCTGTGCCCCCTTCATAACGTCCGTAACCTGTACGGGAGAGAACGGACTCATGTTGTCCATAATCTCTACAGCATAGGGAGTGCGACTGTTTTCCCAAAAACCGGGGAAGGGCGTATTAACTGGCATAACCCTGTTGCCCTCTATATACTCAGAAATAAGCACCGGTGGGGAAGAGACAGGACGTTTTTCATTCTCCTCTATAAGAAACGTAAGGTCAGAACTCACTTAGGCTCCCAACTCTTAAGCGTAGTGTCCAAAACACTCTTCACATGAGAGAGAACTTTAAGAACCTCCCCATCAATCCTCTGCTCAACCAGCAGAACCTTTTCCGGATCATCACAATTACACATTCCGGCAACATCCGCCGCTATTTTAGCCCCGAGTGTTTTCCAGGAATTTGAATCGATTGTGTAAAGCTCCCCGAATGCCTGGGCGACTAAAGATCGTTCGATTAAGTCCCGACGTTTTACCTCCCGGGCCTGCCGGGCTTTCAGCATCCCCTCCAAAGATTTTAATTTATCTATTACGGCCTTTGGGAGCTTAGATAGCTCCTCTGAGGATAGGTTGGTAAGTTCCACCCCCACCTCTTCATCTTCAGCCCCCCCCGCCGGTATGTGGACACGGTGGGAGCTTTGGCCTATGGGTTTCGCGGCGGCAGGGGTGGTATGCTGGAGGTGTATCCAGGCATGATTCAACGGATCTTCAGAATCAAGCTTCCCATTGACTCGGGAGAGCCTACCAGCCTTGCACAGAGTGTTTACCCGTTGCCGGGTCACACCTACATAATTTGCGAGTTCTTTTACAGAATATAGCATAGGAGAGAGTTTACGAGGGTTGTAACCTGTTGTCAACGCTTATGAGGGGCCTTCAAAGTGGCAAGGTAGTATTTATCCCAAAGGGCCTGAAGATTGGCAGTTTGGAAGTACTTACGGCAGGCCATATACATCCATTTATTTCTGCGGGGCGGCTTGGGCTTTTTAAGTACCTGCACGATCTGAAACTTGTTACGCTTACGTTTTAAAATAGCCTTTTTGAACAAGAGCATACGATTTTCTTTTTTACGTTTGGCGGCAGCTATAAACTGCCCCGTAGTGTGCCGGGGAGACATGCCATACTCGCGGGGGGTAATAACTTTATTTTTGGGTTTTAAACGAACTTTATGCCGGACTTGCTTTGTTAGGGCGCCACCACGGGCCGCGATGGTTTGGAAACGCTTACGTTTTTGTATTGTGCCAAACTCCTGCTCGACCCAACCCGAGAAAGCGCCGTGCTTCGGACTTGGGGTTATGGCTACGGATCCAACAATCGAACGCTGCCTAGAGACCGGAGCTCGAACATTGGCTTTCGTTACTCGGAGCCGCCCCGAAACAAACCTCCCATTTCGGACGGTCATGTCAGCGATAATCCGCCGTTTCGCTCTAGTCCGCACCCCAAAGGCTGCGTCGTTGAGCACGTCCCCAGTAGCCTGGCGGACCCGTTTGGGTTGGTCCTGATACCAGCGTCGCAAGCCTTTTAGCTCGGTGAGATTTACCTCCATACCGATGACAATCACACATTTGCAGCAGAAGGTCAAGAAAAAATAGCATAATCGAGCAGAAAAAACCCGGTTATGAATGATTTCAGGTACTTAGGTCCAAAACAATCGAGCGAAATAACGACTCGATTAATTTAGGATTACGCTACTCTCTAATGATTTCAATACTTTACCCCCCTCTCTATACTCTTTACCCCAGTACCCCCCTTTCTGAATTCCCTACGGGGACGGATCAAAGTATGTTATTAGTAAGTAAGCATAAGTACACTACATAGTACTGTGCTTACTTACTAATACTATACCCTGTGCCCTCCTTAAGGGGAATTCAGAAACCCGATTGCTCGATTAAATAGGGGTGTGGAGGACTTAAGTCTATGAAATCATTAGAGAGTAGCGTAATCCTAAATTAATCGAGTGAAAAATAACCCGATTGTTTTGGACCTAAGTACCTGAAATCATTCATAATCGGGTTTACCAGCCCACCTTGCTATGCGCTAAAACCCAGTGAAAATGCGGTCTTGACGAAGTATTCTTACTATGTTATAACTCTACCTACCTAACACATGCCCTGTAAGTAGAGGAGAAAAACAATAATGAGGATGATTTCAGAGGGAGGTAGGACGTTTCCTATTTTTAAGCGCAAGAATAATTCTTGGTCTAATTACCCGGCTACACTAGAAGAGGCACTTACTTTTAAACAGCCCGCTTATGAGTTAGCCCCCCCAGAAACGTGCACTTGTGGGAGAAGGGTAGTTAAATTTACGGATAAAAGCCTTATTGGAAACTACTGCTGCACTATCGACAAGGCGGTAACGGCGTATAACTCAACATTTTACGACCATCCACATTCCGCGAAGGAGGCAAAAATTTTTGAGAAAGACTACTTTTTTACCCACAAATCTTGTGCTGTTTGCGGGGGGTTAAACAAGCGGGCACTTAATGGAAAATGCTACTTTTGTGTTCATAAAGCGAGTCCGAGAAGGGCCGCAAAATTGGCCGGGGAAGCATGGTATCTTCCCCTTGAGCCTTGTAAATTTTGCGGTAAAATTGCCCCAAGACGTGTGAATAACGGAGAATGTAAGGGCTGTGCAGTCGATAAGCCGCTGCCGCCACACCGTCAATGGCCGGGTATGATCATCAGCAGAGAGGGGGCGATTGAAGCCGGATGGAAAACATACCGAACTGGTAAACCTTGCAAGAACGGGCATGCCGGGTGGCGGTGGGTCTCTAACAGGGGGTGTTTAGATTGTCAAAGACGAGAATAGGTAAACGAAAAATGCTCTGTCACAATAGGGTCTTGACAAGCGCCGAGTACCGGCTATTTCGGACCTTAAAAGGCGATGAATTTCGGTGCCTACTTTATCAGAGTGGGTTTTATTTAGAAGGGGGTGTCGGTTAAAAGCGTGGGTTTGAGTTCTGATGGCAAGCGGATAAAAAAAAGAAGCCGGGCGTTACGCCTTAAATAATAAAGCCCTCTAAGCCCTTGTGTTTAGGGGGCTTTTTTTGGTAAATGTGCTAAAAAATTAATCGCAAATTGTACCATATGGGCTCTCGCGACATTTC